TTAGCTTGTCATCTTCGTCATCTAATTTATCAATTAATTTCCTCAAACTATCCGTATAAGATGGTTGATTTAATGACAGTGAAATGCGAATAATATTTTGTCTACTAACAATTTGGAATAAACGTAAGAATGCCTCTTTTGAATACGTGCGTCCATCCCGTTTTAATTTCGCGATTTTCTCCTGTAATGTGTCATTCTTTGATAAATAGTCTGGCTTGTTTACACAAATAGTTGCTAATTCTTCATCTATTGGCACAGATGATTGGAATTTACACAAACTAATGAATGCCATGTAAATAGTCTCTTCACTAAATGAAGTTGATATTATTGGAAATATGCGCTTAGTATCTACAGTGCTTAACATAATAGCAGATTCAGTTAGGATCTTGAAATCATTCATTATGGCAGATAATTCGCGAACAACATTATTATTAATTTCAATATTCACATTTTCCTTGGCAAAATACTGTAATGTGGTCAATGTTATGTTATCCTTTTCGTTACAACAAGCATTTTCCATAAATGGATGGATTGATGATTTCATCAACAAATCCTTATGTTCGATTATCTTTTGTATGTCTTCCTGTATTGCCATTGAAAAAGATATGATTTTAGATTCTATAACTAACAGTTTTTCCAATTGTCTTGGACTGCCTGTTTTTATCTCATGGTTTAATTCATCTGTAAAACCATCCGTCACATTTTGTAGACTTTTAACATGAAACCGTTTTAAGGGAGGCAAGAAATTTGTCCACATCAATAAATTATGATCTTCTGGAACACTAATCTCTGGATTCAAAAGCAAATATTCCACCTTTTCTCTTATTTTTTGCTCTACTTCAGAATATGGTAACAAAAACCTAATAATAAACATTTTAATTTTACCCGATAACTCGTCCGATTTTATTCTAGCCAACGAATCCCATGGCATCGACTTGCTCTTTAATTTTAGAGCAACACACGCCACATAATCCAATCCAGAATCGTCTCCTTCCCCCTCAAATGGGAAGCCACTAAATGATCTAACACAACCGGGAAATGTTTTACGAGTTTTTATAGATGGTATGCTAGTTTGAATCCCAATTAAAAACATACCTAATGTCAATAATAACATAGTAGAACTATATACAAGTCCATATTCGGGCAACTTTTTATTCTTTATCGCTGCTTGTTTTTCACGCTCTCTATAAGTAGACTCCTTTTCAATAATCTTTGAATCATTCATCATGTCAGTCACTATCTTAATAATAAATTCACGTGATTGATCTATGTTAATTCCCATATTGGAAGACATAGCATGGATTACATTTGATACTAATTGACCCTCTGGCGACAATTTTAACAGTTTGTTATTGGTCGCCTTATTCAATACAGTATTTTCGGCATCTTGCTCCATAATGTCTCGACTATTTACCTTAAATCCGCCACTATATCCCTCGTCTACATCAGCATCAATATAACACATGATTTCTCCGCTATTCTCATCAACCCAAGCATCACCATTCGCGCTTATTTTACCTACTTGTTGTTTCAAATCATTTAAAGCACTATCATAATCATTTCTATTTACAACAAATGTATTTGCTAATATATATCTAAACATAGGCATTAATTTGGTGTTAGTTTCGTTACAGTATAACCACCATTCGCTTTCCATTTCACCATCATGGACATTTGGCGCAATTGGATTCCCATTTCTACAATATAATTCAACAAATTTTAAGATATCATTTTGCTTCTTAACAAAATCATTTTGTCCTATAATTAGATCGCGTAATTTGCCATAAGGAGATACCACGCGCGACTCGACTTCTTCCAAAATGTTCAATCCTAGTTTATATTTTTGATCATTATATTTATACATCGCATCTGTTGTTATTTTTTGTACCCTACCAAAAATATTATCATAATACTGAGTTTTAGTTAGTAACTTTTTATTAAATTCTTCCTTTGATATATTGTAACTTTTATCAAATTGTTCTAAGATCTGCTTCAGCGCATTTGATACCATCGTGTCTCGTGTAACATCCATAGATTCGCAATTTTCGTCTGTTTTGTTAGGTTTAAATAAACAATCCTTTTGAATACTACACAATATATCAGCATCTTTCATAAACCATTTTGGATTTACATCCTTTGTCAAAACCCATTCATCATCCTTCCTTATATAATATTCCAATCCTGTTGCTTCACCCTTGTCGGAAATTGATAACATCGCATACTGCCCATTACTAACTTTTTTTGCTCGATTTACTAATGTATCTGCCATGTATGCGGCTGTAACTTCGTCCTTTTTATATTTTGTTGTTAGTTGATCGGTCAAATAAATTATCATTTCGTCACTGCTTAGTGTATCCCTCTCTCTTTTATAAGTAACATCAATCAGATCATAATTTGTTGTATCGAATTCCTTATCAAAATATATAACTTGCCCATTATCCGCCTCTAATCGTTCTTTGGAATAATATTTCTTTGCTATAACATAAGATGTACAATTGTCTTCCGCTGTATCCCTTTCCAATTGATCCTTTATATTATTCTTATCTGCTTCAAATATGCTATTCAATTCGTCTGGATACATGAGTTGTAGATTACTAAACGCTACTCCAGTATTAAACAGATTGCCATAATCTGTTAGCCGGATCTTCTTTAAAAATACTGAACTAGACATATTATACAATTTTTGCTTATCTTCAAAATCATATGCGCCAAATACAATTGCTCTAATATCTGGATTATCATTAAGAATTTCAAAGAATTTGTTTTGATAAACGGCCTTTATATTCATGGTTTTTATTACCGAAAATGCTCTGCTGTATTCCACATATTTTTTATTATAGTCTTTGATTTTATCCCTTATAAATTTATTAAATTCGATATATTGCATATATGTCAAATCATTCGAATAAATTAAAAATGGTTCCAAATAATTTATCACTTTAACCATAGACAGACTCCCCTTGATGTATTTCTTCACCAAATTAAAAATAGTACGGATCTTGGGAATAATAATCTTTAAAAAATGCTCATATATATCCAAATTAGTAATCCCCTCTGGTCTTTCAAACTGGGACAGATCCAATATATAATTTTTTATATTATCAACAAAATTATCATTCTCATATTCAAGCTCCGTATCTAATTCAGTTATTTCTACCTTTGTAGTATCAGTCTTTTGTTTTAATAATTGCCAATAGTTTAAAAAATGGATGTTTAAATTTGATTTAACTAACATATCTGTCCCGGGCAAGTTAATTTGAGAAAATCGAATAGTTGGCTCAGGCAGAGTTAAAATCGAATTAATAGATATGGTATCGTTGGGTGTTAGTTTCACACGATGAGCAACCATTTTGCTGCCCTTTAAATTGGTTGCTTCTAATTTATCCAGACCCAGATTATACTTTTGTATTACAAATTTACGCGTTGTTATTTGATCACTCTCTACAACAGATGAATATAATTCCGTTAAATTATCTATGATTACGTTAATATCTGACGTAACAGTTCCCTTAACAATAATTGAATTTGCCACATCAAATACGGTCTCACTCAACTCTGGAATTACTGTTTCAAATGGTGTCATGTATGGGTTAAGAGAACTGTATAATTCACTGTATTTGTTTTGACCATCGCCACTAACATTTGCTCTATAATTTTTAAACAATGTAGACATTTCTAACAAATCATCATTCTGTTTGATATAAAATATATCATTTTCGTTTTCCTTGTATTCTGGTGAATAAACCTTTTTGATATTCTTAGCAACTAACATAATCCAATAAAGGGAGTTTTGAAATTTTGACAAGTATTTAGCAAGGGGGCGATCATCCGCAGTTTTTTTAATAACACCTGTAATGTTTTTATTTTCATCAAACGTTGATGATAATTCACGCAATTGTATAAACCGTGTTATCATAATATGGATGCTATTGAGCACATTATTATTTCGCTTTGTACTAGGAACTGCGGAAATTAATTCTTCTAATAAATCATTGGTTTGGGTTTCTATATTAAACCTAAATTTATCCTTATCTATATTTACAAATTCCTTAATTTGAATAATATCACCGAATACGATTTGATCACCTTCGATTAAGAATTGTTTAATTTTCTCTCTGGCGTCTTTCTTTAAAAATGGGCTTCTTTCTTCTATTCCTTCTCTTTCTCTTTCTTCTCCTTCTTCTCCTTCTTCACCTTCCTCTAATAATTGATCAGGTCCTATATCTAATCCTTCATCTAATCCCTTTTGAATTACATCAGGGGGTGGTCTAATTTCAAATGTTTCAATTGGGAATTTTTCTGGAATGCCTTGATAAGCAAAGTTAATATATAAGGTATCATCATCTACTGTTTTTATCTCTATCATGTCTTCTTCTAAATTAGTGATTTCGCCTGTAATTACAGTTGGATAATCTCCTCCAAAATATATATTTACCCATTTTCCTGGTATTAAATCGTTTTGTCTCGCAAATCCTTCATTTGGGTTGCGACTTATTATTTTAATTTCAGAAATTGTACCAGAACCAATTATACCATTTTGTTTAATATTTAATTGTGTAGCTTCAAATGTCTTTACATTTATTAATTTTATTTTACTTGAATCAATATAGTTAATAATAAATGTATTCTTATTTAGTATTTCATTCGTTGAATCTACAATATAAACAATATCACCTAATTTTAAAATAACTTCTGTTTGTTTAGGTGGTGGTTTATCTTTTGCTACATCTAATTCGGTTAGTTCTTCATTTTCTCCTTCTTCCTTTTCTTCTGGTGATGAAATTACCGATTTCACTTTATTAATTAGAGGATCTGTAAATGATGAAATTTTATTAAGAATTCCCTCATTTTTCTCAGGATCTATCTCAGGATCTATTTTTGATTCTTCTTCTAAAACTATGTTTCCAATAGGTTTTTCTATATTTTTTTTACTAATGTCTGTAATTGGTGAGTCAGATGATTGTGACATTATCTTATATTTATAATAGAAATTTTTTATATATACGGAAATCTAAAACAACATTTGTAAAGTTATAATATAAATAATTAGTTTAAAGACTATTTATATTATTATATAAATCATAATCATAATGAGTTGTTATAATTTATCTGAAAATCCTGAATTTATCAACATATTAAATGACACAAAGGAAATAAATGGAACAAAAAAAACTGAGGAAACAAAGGAAACACCCAATAAATATATTAACGTAACCAATTTTTCGACTAAATCAAATGAAAAATATAAAATTGTAAAATATGATAAATCATTATTAATTAATGATCATGTGGGATCCAACGGTCTATTTAGATCTGTTATTCTTAATTCACTAAATAATGTCGTATGTTTTGCCCCTCCTAAATCATTCCATGCTGATAAATTTATGGAAATGTATCCATCTACTTCTAATATTACTGCTCAGGAATTTATTGAAGGCACCATGATAAACGTATTCTTTGATCAATCAGTTGGATTAACTGGTTGTTGGCAAATCGCAACACGTAGCACTGTTGGCGCAAATATGACATTCTTTAAAGGCGCTGTTAAAACCTTTAATCATATGTTTATGGAGGCGTGTGCTGTAAATAATTTATTCATACATACATTAAATCCGCTATTTTGTTATAGTTTTGTTTTACAACACCCATGTAATCGAATTGTTGTGCCTTTTTCTAAACCGCAATTATATCTGGTTGATATCTTTCAAATTATTCAAGAAGGTAATGATGTAAAGGTGTTCCCTCAAAATATGTCTGATGTAAAGAATTATGGTCTTTGGAGTTGTACAACAATTCGATTTCCAGAGACGTATCATTTTACTACATATAGTGAGCTGATTGAGCAGTTTGCGAGTCCTAATACGCCTTATAATATTATGGGTATTGTTATTAAAAATACCCTTACAAATGAGAGAAGTAAAATTCGTAACCCCATTTACGAGGAGGTTAAACAGCTCAGAGGTAATCAGCCTAAGATGCAGTATCAGTATTTATGTTTAAGACAGGACGGAAAAATTCCCGAGTTTTTAAAGTTCTATCCTGAAACCAAAAATGAGTTATCTGGATATAGAGATCAGATTCATATGTTCACAAATACGCTACATCAAAATTATATTTCATGTTATGTGAAAAAAGAGAAGCCACTTAATCAATTCCCTGAGCAATATAAGACACATATGTTTAAGATTCATGAGCATTATTTGACCAATTTACGGGAGATAAAGGGTTCGATTTCAAACGCATTTGTTATTGAGTATGTTAACAAATTGCCGCCAAGCCTGTTAATGTTCTGCTTGAATCATAATTTGAGAAAACGGAATGTGGATATTATCAAGGCGAGTAGTTTGGCGTAACAAATTACAAATAATTAATGATTTATATCAAAAATAAAAATATAAATAAAAATAGTATATATATTATTATATGAATAATATACGTACAATATAGCAATTCATATATGATTTTTTATTTAAAAAAAATACTGAATATACCTATACTTCACCGAGAAAAACTTGGAAAAAGATTTGGAAAATGAAAAGGTAAAAGACTTTGAAACGGAGAATAAATTAGAAAAAGACACATTATTTGTAAATGGATTAAAAATAAATCTAAAAGAACAACTCGAAAGTTCTTGTAAAAATATTATACATCCAAATACAACTGAAAATATTGCCGATATTCATTTAAAGGGAATAATTGAGATGTTTCGTCTTGCGAGTGAACATACAAAACGAGCACCTCCTTATTCTCGTAAATAAATTAAGTATTTTGTAACTCTTTTATAACCCTTATACCACTATTATACGCAGCATGTAGTGACCCATAATATAATGGATCTGTGTGTTCACCTGCGAAAAATATAGTATTATTTATATTTCGATATACATTATACACATCATCATCTGTAATATTATTGTCATGATAAGAATATGCTCCTTGACTAAATATATCTTCTTCCCATCTGGTTATGTGTCAAGCTTTTGGCTCTGGAACAATTGGGTAATAGTTTCTCAATTGTGTCATCATCATATCTATAATCTCTTCATCAGGCTTCCCTGTCAGACTCCAACCGATATTAGCAGGGCAAATTGCCTCTAAAAATGGTTTATTCTTGGAAAACTTATAATTATTCCATAATATGTATGGACATTGATCTTGGTCTTGATCTTTTATATCAATTTTGCTTTTGATTTCGCTTTCGCTTTCGCTATTGACTTTTGATTCATTTAAATAATAATTATTCCCATTATTTTTTGAATTATGTGTTAAAAACATTGGCGAATTTTTAGTTTCATTCCAAAATATATCATTTGGATAAAACTCCATTTGTATTTTTTTATAAGAACCCATTTTTAATTTTGATAGCGCATTTATATGAGCATTGTCAAGTGGTGGATTAAATTGTATATTTCTTAAAGGTCCAGGTGGAATCGTAATACATAGTTTATCGCAACAATATATTTGACCATTACTTGTATGTACTTCCACATAATAGTCATTATAAATAATATTAGTAACAATTTGATTACATTTTATATTATCATACAAATTTCGATTAGTACTAATATTAGTTGATGTATTTATAATCGCATCAATTAGACTTTTTGCGCCATTTTTAAAGATGTAATGAGATCCACCATAATCACCAAATAACGCACTTGTATAATCGATTTTATCTATACTATCAATAATATCATTAACATTAATGTTTAAAAATGACGTTGATATGTTTTTAATACTGCCACCACACCAAACTTCTATCATATATAGAAAGCTTAATAAATCTGTATCATCATTATCATGACTTTTAGACTCATTTACCTCTCTTGTATCATTTATAATTTGTTTATATGCTTCGATAATTGTTTTGTTAGGTATATTACCTATTTTTGTTGCCAATTCATTCCATTTTGTTGCCATTTTCTGCCGCTTGTCTTCTGAAATATTGCCTTCTGATGACATATATTCAATTGGCGTATTCTCTGAATGCATCCAGGGGTTACATTTGGACACTGGAATTAAAGTATTAAAATCAATCAATTCATTTAATGGATTGTTTTCCGATCCATGTAACCAAGCTGCGCCCATATCCATATTATTATCATTAGTAAATACACGACCACCAATTCGATCTCTTGCTTCTAACACTAATACTGGTTTATCTTGTTTGTTTATATTAGATGCAATGGTCAATCCTGACACACCTGCGCCTATTATTATTACCGGTTCAAAACATTTTATATAGATTATTTGCCATAAACTATATAAATCGCCTATATCACAGAAATAACTAAATTTTGGTATTTTATTTAAAATTAATTTGAATTTATTGTATTTTTCATTATTGTCTATCAATAATTGAATTTCATTTGTTAGTTCAATTGAGATTAAAGATGGTAATTTGTTATGTAATTCAAACCCAAAATTATCAATCCAACTATTAAATTGTTGTCCAAATGTGTATTTTTCAGCCATTTGTTTGATTTCTTGCTGTAAGGAATTATATATTCGTTCATTTATAATCATATTAGTATTTATATATTATCATTACAAAACATCTTTTAAATATGTTGTATAATGTATAATATAAAAAATAATATAAAAATTTGTTATAAATTATTATATTATTTACAATCATGTCGCAACTCAAAAGCTGTTTGTATTTTATTAAGTTTAAAGATGACGCAGAAAAAACTACTATGAATAAAGTAATGCTCGAAGCATCTCTTGATAACATTTATGATAATGTGTCAAAAATAGTCAAACGATATCGGCTACATGACGGATCGAATACATTGTTTAATTTGACGCTATATTCCGAAGATGAAAATAGTTCGGCTGATGACTATATTACGCACTACAAAAGTTTACCAAAAGAAAAATATGGAAACAATATTTTAGATGACTTTGACATCGAAATAATTACGATGTTTAATTAATTGCTTATGCTTTGGCAGATTGATTTGATGATCGTGATCTACGGCCATCAAATAACCCCTTTATAGTATTAAATTTATTTAATATAGAGTCCATAATAGTACTAAGTATCTGCTTCACAAATTCTTTTCCAAGATGTTCATCTACCAACGCAATTCTCAATATACTATCATTATCATGCGGATGCATCTTCTTAAAACCCACATAAGACACCTTTTTCATCTCCAAAAAGTACACATCATAAATCTCAAAATTCAAAATATTTCCAACCGTGTAATCCTCATTCACTAAAATAACATCATAACAGTTTTCCATTGTTACATTAGATGGTTTTATTTCCAACTCATCATCATCCAATAGCCGTTTTTGTTCAACAAATTTATCATGTAGTATACTACACGATTTAATAATAATATCCGTATTATCAAAAATGCCTAGTGTCTGTAGCACAAAATCAAAACTGTATTTCTTAACATACCGCATTCCTTCTAATATTTTCCAATTTGCCGCCTCAAAATTGACCTCGGCCTCACTCTTGCCCTCTTCTACCCACTTGTGTTTACGGATCGCAAGCTCACTAGTAATTCTTGCCTCATCTGGAGTACAACCATAAGCACATGTCGCCGTTACATTAAACATGCTATCATCTCGCGCAGTCGAGACAGATAATTCACAAGTTAACTTAATACGCTCACCAGGCAATTCATCTGAAATTCGTGGTCTTAATTTAACAAAGTCAATAAAATATTCGCCTTTACCTGTGGGTGGAATGTAGGCAGGAAATATCTTTCGCAAATCTTCATCTTCTAAATACGTATCGGTTGTGATATTTTTTATTTTAAAATCTTTAGTAGTCACATATATTGCTGTATCTGTTTTATTTTCGACATCAATCTCTAGTAAATAATTCTTAAAAGGGATTTCAAGATCTTTGATACAAATTGGAATACAGCTCAGCCGTTGTTTAATGATCTCATTATTTAGCCGAGTTGTATTTGTAAAAATAGTCGATTTATTCTTTTCATATGGACTTGTTTTGAAACACACTATTGGTATGTCAGATAATATTGTTCTCCGTATAGCATTAACATAACTTACATCTACCTCAGAAATAGTAAATGTCAATATATCATCCTCTTCTTTTAAATGTTCTAGTCTAGCAGTCATTGTATTTATATTATATTGTAGTTATTTTTAAATAAGATTAAATTCAATTTTATTTATTTATTATTATTATTAATTAATTAATAATTTAATTAGTTAAAAATATCGTTTAAAATAACTTATTATATTTTAATGAGTAGCATTCTATATTATAGCAATTTCTGCGAGCCATCTAAAAAATTACTACAAACTGTATCAAAAACTCAAATGGCTAAAGATATACATTTTATTTGTATTGATAATAGAGTTAAGGATTCAAATGGTAAAATATTTATTGTTTTACAAAATGGACAAAAAATTATTATGCCTGAAAATGTAACAAAGGTACCAGCATTACTATTATTGAATCAAAATTACAAGGTCGTTTATGGTGATGATATTTATAAGCATTTTAAGCCAGTTCAACAGGTTCAGGTTAAGCAGGCGACACAAAATAATATGGAGCCTAGCGCTTTTGGTTTTGGCGGATATGGTTCCTCATTTGGCAGCGGAATCATGTCAGATAACTATAGCTTTTTAGATCAGAATGACGATGAATTAAGTGTAAAGGGAAATGGCGGTCTTAGACAAATGCACAATTATGTGTCTTTAGATGATTCCATGAATCTCAATATACATTTACCTCAAGATGAGACTGAATATAAAACTGACAAGATTAAAGATGGAGAGGCTAGTATTGAAGCGCTTCAAAGAAAAAGAGATCAGGAAATGAATAATATTTCTTATAATAAGTAATTCTACCTTTGAAAAGCGTTCAGCGAAGCAAAGAGCCAAACAATAATTTTGTTTAACATATTTGACAAATACTTTGAAAATATAGAATGTTTGGCTCTTTGCTTCGCTGAACGCTTTTCAAAGGTAGAAAAGGTAGAATTATTTATGTCTATCAAGATCTTTATCAAACCGACATATAAACTTTACTTGTAAAAACTTGTTATTTACAAAATCATAATTCAAGTGAATTTGATTTAAAACTGGTTTTATATCATGGGTGTATAATAGGTCTCTCGTATCTATTTGGTAACTTTTTTTAGGATTAGCACATATCTTCCAGGGTTTCATACATTGGCAAAAAATATGTTTTGGGAGCATTATTCTTATTATCATATATCATATACTTTTATATTAGTTTATAAATATAATTATTAATTACTATTACTATTATTAATTATATGAATTTAAAGATTTTTTAATATTAATAATAAATATGGCATCAAGTCCAACGTCAATGCTAACTATTTTTAATGATCATTTTAATGAATTTATTACAGATATTTGTAATATTTTTCCAAACAATGTCAATATTTTAAGCGCAAAAAATGCTTTAATTGCGATTCGAAAGGCTAATCCAAAAATTATGTCCTATATCTGGAGCAAATATATCGCGAAGCCTTATAAGACTCAGATCGATGCTGGTGACATTACATTTTTTCTTAACAAGGATTATGCCAAGGAATTTGAAAACCATGGCCATGTTAAAAATATATTGGGATATATAAATATAATACGTGAGCCTATTGGAGAAATGGGTGAAAGTAATCAGCAAAAAACTATGAAATATATACAGAATTTATGTAAATTATCCGAAATGATCTAATTTTTATTTCAAAATATGCTCACAATTGCGGTTTTGTAATTGTGACCATATGTCGTCTCATTTTAGAGACCTGTTTTGTACTATATTATTCAGTCACAGAAAAAAAGCCAAAAGTAAAAAGGGAAATGAAATTTGGACATTTCTCAGACATTTATAAATGTCCAAAATTGAAAACCCAAAAAAAGTCTTGAAAATGAGGTGTTTTTTGGAGGGTTCTTAGCATAATGCTCTAAATTTATTTTTTAGGGATGAAAATATTGTGATGATAAATTTTTTGTCAAAATTTATGTATTTTTATACATGGCTAATATAGGCTAATGGAATATTCAGGAAAAAATGCCGTAATTTATCTTTGCGAACAATGTGACTTTAAATGCTCTAAATTAAGCAATTATACAACTCACCTAACTACAGCAAAACATACAAGGCTAACAAATTCATGCCAAAAAATGCCAAAAAATGCCGATACTGGGATTTTAGAATGTATATGTGGCAAAAATTACAAACACATGTCATCACTTTGTAAACACAAAAATATCTGTTATGAGGTTAATCAATACAATTTATTACTTAAAAATAAATTAGATGAGAATGATAATTTAGAATTAGATAAGTCCAAAAAGGACAATCTAATAGAATATCTTATTAAGGAAAATTCAGAATTTAAGGGATTAATTATGGAACTAATTAAGAAAGAATCTATCAATAATACAATCCATAATAATGTAAATTCTAATAATATTAACAATAATTCATTCAACTTAAATTTTTTCTTAAATGAAACATGTAAAGATGCTTTGAATATTGGAGAATTTGTCGATTCAATTAAAATTCAATTGACTGATCTTGAAAATGTTGGTCGAGTTGGTTATGTCGAGGGAGTTTCTAAAATACTTATAAAGAATCTGAATGAATTGGAAACATGTAAAAGACCCATACACTGTAGCGATTCAAAACGAGAGATATTATACATAAAAGATGATGATAAATGGTCAAAAGAAACTGATAATAAATTTGTTATTAAAAACGCAATTAAACAAGTTGCTAATAAAAATATTAAACAAATAACAGAATGGACGAATTTGAATCCAGATTGTAAAAAATCAGATTCAAGGAAGAATGATCAGTATCTCAAAATAGTGATGAATTCGATGTCAGGAGGGTCCAGTGAAGAACAATGTAATAATGTTGAGAAGATAATAAAGAACATTACAAAATCTGTTATAATTGAAAAGTAATTATTTTACTAGGCAAAAATGTGTGAATAATATATTGTGAGCATATATGGTGATAAATTTAGTGATGTATTTGCCACTATAAGTCTCAGTCACAATCTTTTTTCCAAAAGTAAAAAGGGAAATGAATTTTGGACATTTATTCAGACATTTATAAATGTCCAAAAACGAAAACCCAAAAAAAGTCTTGAAAAAGAGGTGTTTTTTGAAGGTTTCTGAGCATAATGCTCTAAATTTATTTTTTAAGGCTGAAAATACTGTGATGATAAATTTTCATTATAATTACCGAAATATTTAGGGGTTTTTTATATTACCATATAAAAAGGATAATAAATGGTAATTAAAAAACCCCTAAAACCCCAAGATTATACATGTGATATATGTAGCTTCATTAGTGGTAACAAAAAAGATTTTAACCGGCATATATTGACATCAAAACATTTAAAATTATGCCATTTGGTAACCAATGATAATAATTTTACCCAAAAAAACCCATTATGTATATGCGAGTGTGGAAATATATATAAATATAATTCAGGATTAAGTAGACATAAAAAAACTTGTAATAAAAATAATGATGAACCAGAAATTTTATCTAAAAATGTGAATAATGATATATTACAAAAAGATAATCTAATAGAATATCTTATTAAGGAAAATTCAGAATTTAAGGGATTAATTATGGAACTAATTAAGAAAGAAACTATCAATAATACAGTCCATAATAATGTAAATTCTAACAATATTAACAATAATTCATTCAATTTAAATTTTTTCTTAAATGAAACATGTAAAGATGCTTTGAATATTGGCGAATTTGTTGATTCTATTAAGATTCAATTGACAGACCTTGAAACATTTGGTCACTCTGGTTATGTAGAGGGAGTTTCTAAAATACTTATAAAGAATCTTAATGAATTGGAAACATGTAAAAGACCTATACATTGTAGCGATTCGAAACGAGAGGTTTTATACATAAAAGATGATGATAAATGGTCAAAAGAAAATGATGATAAGTTGGTAATTAAAAAAGCAATCAGAGATGTTTCTAATAAAAATATTAAACAAATAACAGAATGGACAAATTTGAATCCAGATTGTAAGAAATCGGATTCAAGGAAGAATGATCAGTATTTAAAAATAGTGATGAATTCAATGTCAGGAGGGTCAAATGAAGAACAATGTAATAATGTTGAGAAAATAATAAAGAACATTACAAAATCTGTTATAATTGAAAAGTAATTATTTTGCTAGGTGAAAAATCACATGAAATTTGGAGTGATCATATATGGTCGCGAATTTGTTGATATATTTGTCACTATAAGTCTCAGTCACAATTTTTTTTCCAAAAGTAAAAAGGGAAATGAAATTTGGACATTTTTAACTTTGTAAGAAATGTCCAAAAATGAAAACCCAAAAAAAGTCTTGAAAAAGAGGTGTTTTTTGGAGGGTTCTGAGCATAATGATCTAAATTTATTTTTTAGGGATAAAAATATTGTGATGATAATTATTTTGCGAAAAAATGCGGCGATTTTTTTTGTCTCCTATAATTAAGGAGAATGAATGACACAACCTCGCCAAAAATCGCCAAAAAATTTATTTGTAATAAATGTGACTATAAATGCTCTAAACATAGCGACTATGTCAAACATTTATTGACACTGAAACATAAAAATGATGACGCGGATGACATTTTGGATGACGCCAAACTCGCCACTCAATATTTTTGTGAATGTGGAAAAGAATATAAACATCGGCAAGGGTTATGGAAACACAAAAAAACTTGTAATAAAAATAATGATGATGAACCAAAAATTTTATCCAAAAATGTTAATAATGATCTATTACAAAAAGATAATTTAATCGAATATCTCATTAAAGAAAATGCTGAATTTAAGACTCTAATTATAGAGCTAATAAAGAAGGATAATAATTCAAATAATAATATTTCAAATAACACAATATCAAATAACACAATAAATTCAAATAACAAAACATTTAATCTAAGTTTGTTTTTAAATGAAACATGTAAAGATGCTTTGAATATTGGGGAATTTGTCGATTAGATTAA